TTCTTAAATCAGGATAAATGGTAAGTGTTGCATTTCCTGATCCATCAGAATTTACATCACTCAGCACTTTATAAAGCCTAGCATTAGCATTAGTTCCTATTTGAATGTAATCTCCAGCTTTTAGTATTCCTGTTACTCCGCTAGTCCATCCATCAGTAATAAGCTCATTCCCAGTTTGACTAGCACCATTTACTAATGGAGTGCCTGTAGCTACACCCCTAGGAGTTGCACCATTTGGATCACCTAACAAGAATGTTCCATATTGACCATTTAGCTTTAAAAGAAAGCTGATCCAATATTCTGCTTCATCCCTACTCATAGGGCGCAAGGTTATATCTGCTTCCCAAAATTGCCCAGTATATCTATAGACTTGCTGAGAAGCTGTAAAAGGAGATTGAACAACTCCTACTACATCAGTTGCATTTAATCTAACTCTTGAAATTTGACTGTTAGATGGAAGGGATAAAGGGTAAGTAATTGCCATATTAGCTCATCATCTTTCCATATGAACCGCCCCTGCGCTTGGAATCAGCTACAGCAGCTTTAGTTGCTTCCATAATTCTAGGCATCATAGATTGAATTTCTGTCCTGACTGTTTGTGCAACACCAGTTTGAATATTAAAGGTTTGATTTACAGTAACACCGCCCATAGCATCATTAGGTGTAATACTTCCATTCATATTAGGAGTAAATATTTCAGCACCTCTTTCACCAACTAGATAAGAAGTGCCAGCATTAACATTTCCACCTAATGCCCTACCACCGCCCATATTAGGATTGTCGAAGGTATATAGACCAGTAGAAGTTTGTGTAGGTGTAACTGAGCCACCAAAGAAACTGCCTAATGAGCTTGATATAAAGCCAGCTAAAGGCGCTGTTATAGACTGTCTAATTAAAATCTTAGCAATATCATTAAGAATAGAAGCTGTCATTTTTGAGAAAGCATCTGCTACAGAAGTTGTTCTTCCCATAATTCCTAGCAATGCATTGTCTAATCCATTTAAGGCATTAGTTACAACTCCGCTTGTAAGCGATGCTAGATTTTTAGATTCATTAATATATTTTGCCAAAGCTACTTGTGCGCCAAAAGTATAACTAGAATTCAATTCTTCTTGAGTTTGAGCAAGTTTCTTAGTTGTATCCATTGCTCTTTCATAGTTTGAATAAAGAGTTATTATGGCTTCTGAATATTGAGTAGTAGTAATATTGCCTTCAGATAACTGTTTAGAAATAGATGATTGAGCATCTTCTACTAACTTTTGCAAATTTAAAAGATTTGCTTGTAGCTTTTTCTCTGTTTCTGAAGAAAAGATATTTTGCATTTCCATATCAATTCTAGAAGTTAGATCTCTAGTTGATATAAGGAACTTCATATTTGTTTCTTCTATTGATGCCAATCCTTTGCTGTAATCTTTAGGATCAAATGCAGCAACCTTTTTAGGCTTACTTGCAGAATCAGCTATTTCTTGCTCTATGCGCTTTTGGTCTTTTAAATAAGCTATGCGAGTTTGCAAGCCTTTTTGTAGATCCAAATTGCTCTTAGAGTTTTCTTTACCTAAAGAAGTATTTCTTTCAATAGTTGCATTTACTTTAGCTAATGCGCCTTCTAATTCTTCTAAGTTATTTCCTAGAATTGCATAAGGCTGAGTAATAGCATTGAGTGTTTTAAAGAACTCAAGAAGTGCTGGTATAGCGCTACCAACTATAGTTTTGGTAAATAAATCAAACTCTAAACCAAGCCTTCTAATAGACTTTTGCAATAGTTCAGCCTGTGCTGCTTGTTCTTTGCTTACAGTAGCATTTAGTGTGCCTGTTTCTGCAAGATCTTTTAAGAAAGGCGCTACTTCTCTTGCGCTTCTACCAAAGATAGTTTGAATAATTGCAGCTTTATTTGCGCTATCCGCATAACCATCTAATGCTTTTGCAATAACTAAAGTAGCTTCTGCTGTATCCATTGTGCGAAGCTGTGCAGAAGATAAGCCAACAGCATTTAAGGCTTTCTCAACTTTGCTAGATTCTTCTGTAACAGAGAAAAGAGATTTATTAAATTTGACCAAAGCCCCCTCAAGAGAGCCGATCTCTAAACCGCTTATCTTTGCTTGATTTGCTAATGCTGATAAATTCTCAACTGATGCGCCTGTAGCTTCAGCCATATCATCTAGGCGAGCCATAGATTCAATGATTGAATTAACTCCGCTTGTAACTTGCGATACAACTCCAGCAGTTAAAAGGGTTTTAAAAGCAGTAGAAACAAAGCTAGTAGAAGATTCAATCTTCTTCATAGCCCTATCAGTTTCATAGGCTGCTTTAGAAAGTGCTTCTTTAAATTGCGCTGTTTCCGCAGTAAGAGAAACTACAAGCTGACCTAATGATGCCATTATTTTTCTTTCCTCTTAACTCTGTGTGCAAACTGCGCTTTTATTACATCTGATGCTTTCTGTTTTGGAAGTGTTTCTAACTTAAAGTATGCCATCCATTCAGTTATCTCTGCACTATCCATCCTTCTTAACATCTCCCCAACTGGCATTCCCAATTTCAGAGCTAGACTAAAGTAGAACTGTCTTTGGGGATGGGCTTTTAGTTTTTTACTAGATTATCTAATTCTTCTTCAGTTAATCTATTTAACTTTTGAGCCACCTTTACACATCTCTCAAGAGCAGTTGCGGATTTCTGACCTAGTGCAATAGCATCTTCATTTGTGAAAATGCGCTTGCCTGCATCATCTACAGCAGTAAAGGAAACAAGCCTAGCTCTTATATTGTCTAAGTTTGCGCCTTTACCGCCTACCAATCCCTGTTCCCAAGCATCTCTAGCTTCACCAGTCATCATGCTGATGTAAACTTCACCGCCCCACTCAGGAACTTTTACTAACTCTTTTTTTAAATCTACTGCACCTAATATTGCTTCTCTATTTAAGATTGCCATTTTAGCTCTGTGTAATTGATCCAGTAATTTCTAAAGTTACATTAGCTTCTACAACATTATCAACTGCGCCTGATACAGCAAAGCCAGTTACAAATGCAGAGAAACTCCAAGTAGTAGATGGGGAATCATCAGTAAACACCATCTTAAAATCTGTTTCTTCTCGGCTTGCTCTGCGAGTGCGTAACAATGTATGCTGAGTGTTATCAGGAATATAGTTAATGGTAAAACTTAACTGACCTTCATCAGCAAGACCCATGCGCTTTTCTTTTGCAGTTGAGCTTAAATCTGTTACATCAATAACTGCTGCTGATCCAGTTGGACCAGAAAAGGTTTTGATTTCAGAAATAGTAGTGAACACTTGTGGAGAAGCGCCATTACCGATCTTGATTAACATTCCTTGTGCTTCTAAAGCATTTGAACTCATATTAACTCCTACCTAGTTTGCCAAACATAATAATCCTGAGATACTCTGTAAACAGATAAATCAGGCTCAAAAATATCTTGATCAGTCTGTAAAGTTGCCTTTACTGCGCTTCCTTCAAGAGATGATCGAACAGATTCAGCGAGAACTTTGCAGGCTGAATAAGTCTTTGCATAAGTATCCACCTGAATGCGAACTAAATCAATAGTGGATGCCCCATCTATTGTATTTATTGGAGTGGAATTAATGCGAAAATAAACTATGCAAGGAAAGGTTACTTTCTCAGGGGCTTGTAATGGATAGACCCTGCCATTTGCCAAGCCTTGTAATGCAGAGTAGATTGAAGTTTCAATAGTCATTTTTTAGCCAATTTCTTTGCTTGATCTTGAATTGCCTTGCCTAATCTTTCTTTCATTACATCTAAAATTCTACTTTTTGATCCCTCAAAAGCAGGGCGCATAAATGGTTTAGCTTGCATTTTAACAGTTCCGAACTCTAAAAAGCGCCAATAATATGCTTCACCTTGAACTGTATATTTCTTACCAACCCTGTTTAGCCTTCTATTTCTAGCTGTGTCTGCATAGGCTTTTTTGCCTTTGCGAACTCCTACCAAATAAGTTTCTCTGCCTGTTCCTGATCCACTTCTACTTCTATATCTGTAGATTGCCTTTTTAAGATTTCCAGTTTCCCCTGCTGGAGCTTTAGCTATTGCAGAATCTACTACAACTTTAGCTGATGCTGAAACTGCTGATCTAAGAGCCTTTTGCTGAATCTCTACAGGAAGCTGATTTAGGGCTTTTTTTAACTGCTCTAAACCTAAGATTTTTACTTGCATTATGCTGGCTTCTTAACAAGAACTTCTAATCCATCTGCTCTGCCAATCTCAGCAATGTAGAGAATATTGTAATCAATCCCATCATAATTAAGCATAGCTGTTTCATCAAAATCTTCTCTAAATCTAATCCGAAATTTAAGAGTTGCTTCAGGAATAAATTGTGCAGATGCAAAATACTCTCTGCCTGTAACTGGAACAATTTCAGCCCATACTGTAGCCAATACCGAATAAGTTAAGATCTCAGCGCCATAAGCATCTCTGCTGGAAGTCTTAACCTTAATTTGAACTCTGCGATCTAGTTTGCCTGCTTTCATGGCTTTCTCTTAAAGGTAAATGAGCCTATATCTTCTCTACCTATTAGGGTTTCTATATTGCTATATTCTAAAAGATAAAAGCCAAAATTACTCATAAATTTGATTAGCCCTTCATAAGTCCAATACCAGCAATGCTCATCAGGGCGAAAATGTTTGCTTCTTAAAATATGATCTTTATCTGTGTAGATTGGGCAAGAAACAAAAGCATATTTCTTTATATTGCCTAACAATTCTGTAGGGTTATGAATATGCTCTAGGCTATCCCAAAAGCTCATAGCATCTACATTGCTAGGCTCTTTCCATTTATTGTTTTGTTTGAGCCACTCTATAGCATTAGGATTTATATCAAACCCATAAGCATTAGAGAACTCTTTAATAAAAGCGCCTGATCCTATGCCTATATCAATAATCTCATTCCACTCATATTCCTTAACCATATTAACTCTAGCTTGATTAAGGGTTTTCCCTATATCTGTTTGCTCCATGGCTAAATACTTTTGCCAATATTGCTCATCATAGGGCTGATCTTCTACAGGATAATAGCCAATCCCGAACTCAGGAAGCCATAGTAGCTTTTCTTTCAAGAAGCACCCCCAAGTTCCGCATTAATGAATCATTGTTTGCTGTTTCTACATCCATAGGGATATAGACCTTACCTAGCCTATCAGGATCAACCCAGTTTGTTTGAAAAGCCCTATGAGAAAAATAATCTGACCATAGCATTAGTGTTGGTGTGTTTAGATGCTGGCTAACAATAGTATTTCCACCGCACCATCCCACAAAAGCAGAAGCACCTTTAATTAAGCCAAAAAGATCATCTAGGCTTGTTTTGCCACAAAGATTAATTACCCCATTATCCTCAAGCTCCTGATTGAATGGCGCATCCCATGAGCTTCCTGTAAGGATTAATTTGTAACCCTTAATTTCTTGCATAAAACTTCTAATCTTTTCAGAATTCATTTTAGAAACCCAATCTGTGAACATCCCATGATTGGAAAAGTAGAAAATAATATATGGCTCACTATATGAGCTAGTGCAATCATCTACATTTATTTTATAGTTCCAGTTTGTGCCATATTGGGGCATGATGTTATTCATGCTATGCCCAATTCTTAAACTTCCATTTACACAAATAAAGTAGTCATAGCCTTTAAAGCCAGCTACTACTTCTTTAGATCCATCCATATAGACCTCATGGAAAAGGCGCTTTTGCTGTCTGCCCATAGGCTCATTGTCATAGCCAGCAAACTTAACAAATGGAATTCTTTTTACAAAACCATCTGCCCTAGGTCTGCCATCAAAGTTCCAAACTGTAATCTCAGGGATTACACCTTTGCATTCTTTTTCTATAAAAGATTCCATTTTGAGCATAACCCAATGAATATCTCCAATACCGCAAATGGTTAAAATCCTCATCTAAACTTTCTACTAGCTTGGTAATGCTCGATTATAGGGTTTACC